CTGCGATCGTCAGCCACGTCCTCCAGGTCGTACCTGGAGAAGCTGGTGTTCTTGTCCACCAGGATCTGCGGTGTCGGCTCCAGCCTGGCGTCTTCGATGAAGGATCCCGCCGCCTGGGCCCGGAACACATCGTTCTCTGGCATCTCGTACTTGTGACAGTACCGAGGAGCATTCGCCAGAGTCCGCGCATGATACGGGACGATGAAGTCCTCGGCTGTCACGAAGCGAGAAGTCGTCATGCCAGTGATGGGGTCGATGTAAACCTTCTTGAACGCAGAGCCGCTCAGGGGGAGATAGAACAGCATCTGGTCCGTTGACCAGAAGTATTCCTCGTCGGCCTCGGTGAGCTGGTAGTTCATGTAATCAGCGAGACGTTCGCCTTGAGCTACCTTCTCCTCGGTCGCCTCACCCACGATGTATGGTTTCACTGGGCCCTGCGGCGGGAAGAACTCCTCGATCGCTCGCGCCTGGAACTGCGTCGTCGCTTCAGCGATCAAGGGATGTTGGACAGTGGCTGCGCCTTTCCATGGCACGTCCGAGGCCGGCTCGTCGGTCAGGCCCATGAGCCTGAGTCCATCGGTCAGCCTGTTGAAGTGTTCTTCGCGGACCTGCTCATCGATCTCGTAGTATTCGATCAGCTCGTCCGCGATTGCGATTCGTTCCTGGGGAGACAGCTCCTCAGCCAGGTTGTCGTTCCAACCTTCGGGAGATTCCGCGTTGTGATCGACATCGGCGTACTCAGCGATCTCGCCCTTCGGGATGACCGAGATGGTGCCATCGTCGTTGTGCCGGATGATGTTCTTCTCGGTGGCCTGCTCGGTCTCCGTGAAGGTCGGCATCGGCTTCATTGTCGATAAAAGATCTGCTCTGACTGCCATCCGTTTATTCCTTCACGTTCATGCGCTATACGACGATTGCAACCTGGGCATTCTGACTCGGCACATCACCCTCGACCACAGCCTCAGTGATACCAATCGTATGGAAGCCAGTGCTGTCCACGTTGGTAGATATTCTGACGATGATGAAGTTGGCGGAGTTCGCCCGGTCCTGGATGTATATCACGTCACCAGATACCAGCCCGTTTATGAAGTTGCCCATGTCGGTGCCACCGGCATTCGTGTCATTCAGGAACAGAAATGTCGCTGCTTCCGGATCTGCGTTATTGAATCGGATCTGGTTGTTTGCGGGAGGTGACCCGGTTTCGGTTCGGTAGCGCCAGATGCCCAGGCCGGCGAATGCCGCACCACCTTCGGCCAAGCTCGCGCTCGTTAATCCTTCAAGACCTCCGCCACTTAATACCATAGCTATGCCCTCTGCTTCGTTGGCGGCGAAGTTGCGGTGATTCTATCTGCTAACGGTTGCGTCGTCGAGACTGCTTGGCAATCTTGCGATGCTTGCGTCGTTTCTGCTTGTTATTTTCAAGCCACTTGGCATTGATGCTGCCACCTGACCTGGTTTGGTTGCGCGACTTGTTACTCCCCTGCTTTGCCACCGAACTTACCCTTGAGCCAGTTCCAGCCTTTGCTAATGGCGCTGCAAATACTTGGCAGCTTACAGGACAGGATCATGCCAATGATGACACCGATAAGAATCCAGACAATGAACATGGTCTCCTCCTTGGGCGGCGATCGAATGCTACCTCAGTCGTCGTTGTTGTGCCACATGCCGAAGTAGCGATGATTGATCTTGCTGTTGAACCATCGTGCCGCCCATAGAATATCGAAGCGTGTCAGCTCCGACCAGGTACACCACAGATCCCTCGCATGCCCCTCCTCATCGTCAGCCATGATAATGATGACGTGCTGGATCTTGCCGCGCTCTGCCTCGGCCAGCGCATCTCGCAGCGTTCGTACAGCGTCGAACTCGCCGGCAGACAACTCAACTACATTCTTCAAGCTACGCTCCATAGAACTTCCTCGGCTGGCTGAACAGCGCCAGCTCATCGTCTTTCTCGTCGTCAGGCAGGGTGATCAGGCCCATGCGCCGGATGTAACCGAGCAGCATCACCACGCAGTCCACCAGGTCATCATGCTCACCGACCGGGAAGGTCGCGCACTGATTGATGACCTCGTAGGCCCAGTTCCTGGGGATGTACCACAGCCGGCCATCCTTCAGGATCTGAGCAACCATGTGAGCCCTGAAGATCTTATCATTGGTGCCAGGCTTGACTCCCCTGACCGAAATGCCTGCTCGCCTCAGCTCCTGGAGCAGCGAATGACCGCTGGCCTTCTTCTCGATCAGCGTCCAGTCAGGATTCCATTCGGTGTTGTGGCCGATCGCCTCGGTCTTGAGATCCGGGAACTCTACCTTGTCATTGAATCGCTCCAGCAGCAGCGCATTGACCGTGGTGTCGATCGCCCGGCCTGTCGGTGAATGCTCGAACAGCCCCACCGTGATCCTGGCCGAGCAGTCGTTCTCCTCCTCGGTCTCGAACGCAGTGTCGTACACGGAGATGACCTCAGTGAAGTCTGGGTACGGCATCGGCTTGCCGGCTTCGGGATGATCCTGCGGGAAGCACCACTGCTGCCACCACTTCTTCTTCAGGATCAGGCCGCCACCGGAGGTCGGATCCTGGTTGAACTGGGCACTGTAGTCCCTCACTGACATCGCCTTGGTCTCGGCCTTCCTCTCCTCCGAACCAAAGCGTTCCGGATTCAGCAGCTCGCCCTTCTTCTCCCTGGGATCCTCGAACAGTGGGCCCTTGCTGGTCTGATGGCCCCTGCCCCTGTTGAAGAACGTGATGCACTTCCGGGCTGGGTCGTACTCCATCGGCAGCATCAGCACTTCCCACCGCTCGTCCTCGCTGGCCAGGATGTGGCCAAAGAGATCGGCGTCGTGAGATCGCTGCCCGATCAGCACCTTCTGGCCTGTGGTTGGATCGTTGAGCCTGGACCGCAGGCTGTTGTCCCAGGTCGAGAGGGTGCTGTGCCGGATCGTGTCCGAATACACGTCCTTCATGTTGTGAGGGTCATCGATGACGATCTTGTCGCCGCCCTCGCCGGTTGCCTTACCCAGGATCGAGCCAGAGATGCGATGGCCGCCATGGTTGTTGACGTAGCGATTCTTCCTGTTGTCCGCGGGATCCAGGTAGAAGGCACTGGCATACCGTTGCTTGAACCAGGCTGACTCGATCAGCCGGCGAGACTTTACTGCATCTCGGATAGCCAGTTCCTGGGCATAGGAAGCAAACAAGAACTGCACACCAGGATCCAGCAGCCACTCCCACACTGGCCACAGCACACTCGCAGTCAGACTCTTGGTCTGCCGCGGCGGGATGTTGATCATCAGGTTGCGAATGTCACCGAACGTGACATAGGCGAGATGGTCACAGATCGCGTCCAGGTGCCAATTATTCTTGAATGGCTTTGGCTCAACGAATGGCCAGGCCGCGGCAACGAACTCTCTCAGATCTCTCCGTAAGAACTCGGCTTGGGCTTGCGTTAGCTGGCTGGCTACTGCTTCCTGGACGGTTAGTGCATCTGCGACCACCTCAGAGGTTCCCGGCGCTGAGTCCCTTGTATTGCTTGCACAGAGTCTCCCAGGGCCAGCGCACATCGAGAATCAGGCCATCCTCGCCATTACTGATCTTGGTGAGTCGTCCTGATGTTTTTATTTCCATGCCAGTGTGGGTGTGAGCCGTGAAGCGGACCATGTTGTACTTCCGCATCGCCCAGACATGAAAGACGATGCCCAGGCAGATCGCATCCTCATCCCCCTCGCCCTGGCGCAGGAAGACCCAGGTATGCGGACGCAATGCCGGCGCATGGGGCTGCTTCCGATTGATCATCAGGCGGATCCGGAGCTGCCTGGCAGCCTTCTCGATGTTCTTTTCGTTGAGGTCAGGCATTACATCTCGGTCTTGTTGCGGTGGTGCGCTGGGCGCTCCTTCGATGGATGTGGATTGCCTGGTTTCTTGCCATGCGGATTGCCTGGCTTGTGTTTCGAGCGCCCGGCAACGCTCATCGCGATTGCGACAGCCTGTTTCTGCGGTCTGCCCGTTTGCACCAGCTCACTGATATTCGAGCTTACAGCCTTGTTACTGCTACCCTTTTTGAGTGGCATGCTTGCATCCTCCAGGCGACTCCGGCGATTCTATACCTCCTCGGCATATTTGACCATCGCCTGAAAGTAATGCTCGAAATCATTAGGCAGGTTGATGTCATTGGGCCCGATCTCCCGGTGAATGTTCCGCTCGTAGGCTACGCAGACACCACCAAGCGGCACCCAGCCCTGCTCGATATTCTCGAAGACAGCATCAACCAGGGCTCCGCTATCGCAAGCACCGATCACGGTGTAGTCGATGATCCTCATCTTCATGCTAACCTCGTGCTAACCCGAACGCCCCTTCCAGGTTACCCACACCCAGTATCCACTCAGGCACTTGGGACATTCATTGATCTGCCGATACTCTCCTGGCCTGTCGTACCATCGGAACTGACACCGGCAGCATTGCATTAGTCCTGGTCTCACGAGCCATCTGTACTCCGGGGCGCTACTCCCGAATCCTCACCTCCATGCGCTTCGCAGGTTGGGCTCTCAGTCATCAGGTGAGACCACTTGAGGAAGTCCATCAGCGGTGTGTCTGAAATCGTTCGCTTGGTCTGTACCAGGTAGCAGGCCAACAGCTCATCCAAGCTGCGATGGAGTTCTACGTGGCGCTTCTTCCAGTCAACTGTCATGCACGTCTTCGCTTCCTGACCTGGATGGTACGCATGCCGCCAAGGCTGATAGACATCCTGGCCTGGAAGCTGTCGAGGGCCCTGGCTCGCCTCATCTTCTGGGTCGTGGTCTTTTTATTCCAGTAGATCAAGGCTATATCGCAGGTTTTACAGACTCCCTCGTTTGAGATGTGATGCGTCTTCTCCGTGCGGGGGCACAGGCTACATCGTTTCAATCTTCTCATTGTCGTTCTCCTATATTTTTCATTGCATCCTTCACTGGCTTGAACGCCAGGTCCATGGCCCACTTGATATGCTTGGTGCAGATCCGGACCTCCTGGATCCTTACATTGGCAATCTCATCACAGCTCTCGAACTCGCAGCGATGACACGACATATCTTCAGGATCCTCCCTGCTCATGGTCGCCACCGCTCGATCGCATCACTCAGCTCGATCGCATAACTCACCGCTTGCTCAACAGGATACCAAGATGGCACGTCAGGCCACCTCGGTAAGATCTCTTTGTTAGCGTATTTCACCCA